TAATATGGTTTGATCCATTCCAATCTGTGGCCTCTTGCCACTGCTGAACGGCTTTTTCGGAATTGACGATGGTCCCGTCAGTCATACAAAACTTAGGCATTTTACTCTCCCAAAGTGCGCCGCAACATGCAACGCAGGATGATAGGATAGCCTAGTAATAATGGATTGTCAACAAGCGCGTTAGGTGAGGCTTTTTAGTGGTATATTTTGGCCGTGAGCATTCAAGGGGTTAGAGCATGGGGCGAGTCAAAATCTACGACCGCGAAGCAGTAAGCAAGCAAGTTTTAGAATCAATGCGGGGCGGATTGAGCACGCATAAGGCGTGCCAAGCGGCAGGGGTTCCGCAATCTACTTTCGCGGAATGGTTGGACGATGATGCCAAGTTAGCCGAACAATACGCAAAAGCCAGGGCGGATTTAATCGAGCGCATGGCGTCAGAGATTCTTGAATATGCCGATGCCGAGGTGGAGCGGGGGCAAGATGGCAAAGCCGAATGGGCGCAGGTGCAAAAGCAGCGGCTTCAGGTGGATACTAGGAAATGGCTATTGTCCAAAATGGCGCCCCACAAATACGGGGAGCGGCTGGAGCTTTCAGGCGACCCTGAGCGGCCCGTAGCGATTCAGCGTATTGAGCGCGTTATTGTGAAGTGACCACCCTCCGAATCGAAACGCCGGAATGGGCGCTCCCGTTGCTGGAGCCTGCGCGATATAAAGCAGCCTTCGGCGGACGGGGTTGCGTTCATCCGGATACGCTTATTGATACTCCTGACGGAAAGGTAAAAATTAAAGACTTTTCAGGTGGCCCGGTGTATTCATGGGATGCCGGAAAAGTGGTTATTGCTCAGGCAACGCCAGCTTTCCCTTGCACAAAAGAAAACTTGTTTGAAGTGGTTTTGTGCGATGGCTCATCGATCATTGTGACCGATGAGCACAAATTTTTAACGCCTATTGGCTGGAGGATGCTTTCCGAGCTTTGTCCCGGCGATGGCGTTCTTTCACCGCCTCAACAATTCGGCGCTTGCCCTCATCGGACCAATCAGGGCATTTCCCTTTTAGAGTTGCAGAAAGATGGTCTGCATTTGACGCAAAAACCCGAAGATTATCTGGGTGATTGTTCAGAATGTTGCCGTCGATGTGATCTACAACCTCAGAGGGCAAAAGATACCGATCAATTGTTTTTTCGACCACCAAACGATGCAGCGCCACATAACAGCCATGCTTTGTGCCATGCGGATGGCCCGGGCATCGTTGATAAATGTATCCCTTCATCATCTTTTGCCCATGTTTCCAATCATGGCGCTCCGCAAGTTTTGGGACCGTTATGTTGTGCAGGTTCGGAAAATTGTAGCGGCGAAAAATCTTTTGAATCGTTTTCGGGGTTGTGCCAAGACGCTCGGCAATTTCTTTGCTGTAAAGGCCAGACGCAGCCATATCACGCACTCGCAACACAATCTCAGGATTCCGGCATCGCGTTACGTCTGGCAAAAAGTTTTCAAAACATTTTGCGCAGGCTTCGGCATGGCGTTTGCGGTAAGCTGTTTGCGGATCAGTCACGTTCGTTCCTTGATGAGAATGGGGATTTTCATTATAAACGAATAAGACTGATCCGCCTTCACTCCCGCCAAATTTATTGGGATTTACACGTTTTTAAGACCAATAATTATTTGGCTCAAGGATTCGTGAATCACAACAGCGGGAAATCACATTGCTTCGCTGAGATGATGATTGAAGCGCACATAATGGAGCCGACAAGTCGGTCCGTGTGCGTCCGGGAAGTGCAGCGCAGTCTCGCGCAGTCTGTTAAGCGGCTGCTAGAGCTTAAAATCCAAGCCCTCAATGCGGGCGCGTATTTCGAGGTGCAGGAAGCTGTTATTAAGTCTAAGCGCGGCGATGGCCTGATTATTTTCCAGGGCATGCAAAATCACACGGCGGACTCGATAAAATCTCTTGAAGGCTATGATCGCGCGTGGGTAGAAGAAGCTCAGAGCCTGAGCCAGAGAAGTTTAGACATGCTGCGCCCCACAATCCGCAAGCCCGGGTCAGAGTTGTGGTTTACTTGGAACCCTCAGCAACTTACCGATCCGGTAGATAATTTATTCAGAGGATCCAATCCTCCAGCAGATGCGCGCATCGTCGAGGTTAACTTCGACCTTAATCCGTGGTTTCCGGATGTGCTGCGCGCCGAGATGGAGTACGACAAGCGGCGCGATCCAGACAAATACGCGCACGTCTGGCGCGGCGCGTATATTGAGCACAGCGAGGCGCGAGTATTTAAAAACTGGCGAGTCGAAGAGTTTGAGGCGCCGCGTGATGCAGTCCATCGCCTCGGCGCGGATTGGGGTTTCGCAAACGATCCCACGGTTCTTGTGCGCTGCCACGTTATCGGGCGCACGCTCTACATTGATTTTGAGGCCTACATGGTGGGCTGCGAGATCACTAGCACGCCAGACCTGTTTATGTCCGTTCCGGACTCCGAGCGCTGGCCAATGGTGGCCGATAGCAGCAGGCCGGAGACGATCAGCCACATGCGGCGCAACGGGTTTCCTAAGATCATGCCAGCCGTCAAGGGTAAAGATTCGGTGTTTGAGGGTATTGAATGGCTACGGTCTCACGATATTGTTGTCCACCCGCGATGCACGCACACAATAGACGAGTTAACGCATTATTCGTACCGCACCGACGAGGCCACCGGAAAAGTGCTACCCTTGTTGCAAGACGCCAATAATCATGTTATTGACGCCTTGCGGTACGCTTGCGAGGGCATGCGAAGAGCCGCAGCCGTTTCCACTCGCGCAAACGTTACTCCGCTGCCGACCGCGTGGAAATGGAATTAAATACAGGACGCCAGCATGGCACGACCCACAAAAGAGCAAACGCTTGCAAGACTGCATGATGAAGCGTTACGGCAATTTAGTGACATTCAAACTGCGTTGCGCGACGAACGCAAGCAGTGCTTGGAAGACCGGCGCTTTTACAGCATTGCCGGGGCAATGTGGGAAGGTCCGTTGCAAACGATGTACGAAAACCGCCCAAGGATGGAGGTTAACAAAGTACACCTGGCGGTCATTCGAATCATTAACGAATATCGCAACAATCGCGTTACGGTAGATTTTGAGCCAAAAGAAGCGGACGAATCATCGGACAAGCTGGCCGAAACATGCGACGCGCTATATCGTGCAGACGAACACGATAGTGGCGCCCAAGAGGCATACGATAATGCTTTCGAGGAAGGCGTGGGCGGCGGCTTTGGCGCGTGGCGCGTGCGCGCAGTCTACGAAGATGAAGGCGACCCGGAAAACGAGCGGCAGCGCATCCGCATTGAACCTATTTACGATGCCGACTCTTCCGTCTATTTCGACCTGGGCGCCAAGCGCCAGGACAAGGCGGATTCGCGTTTTGCTTACGTGGTGTATTCAATGCCTCGAGAGCAATATAAAGACGAATGGGGCGACGATCCGAGCGATTGGCCAAAAATTGTGCATCAATATGAGTTTGACTGGGCAACCCCGGATGTTGTTTACCTTGCGGAATATTACCGCGTCGAGGAAGTGAGCGACACGATCCGCACTTATCGCGCTATTGACGGATCGGAAGAAAAGTATCGGGATGCAGACTTTGAGGCGGACGAAACGCTAGAGGAAACGCTAGCGGCGGTGGGCACCATCGAGGTCCGGCGGCGCAAGGTGACTCGGCGCCGGGTGCGAAAATACATCATGAGCGGCGGCAAGGTGCTGGAGGACTGCGGCCTCATTGCTGGCGAGTGTATCCCCATCGTGCCGTATTTCGGCAAGCGCTGGTTTGTCGATAACGTCGAGCGGTGCATGGGTCATGTGCGCCTTGCCAAAGACGCGCAACGCTTGAAAAACATGCAGCTTTCGAAGCTTGCAGAGATTGCGGCGCTGTCGAGCCTTGAGAAACCCATTTTCGTGCCCGAACAGATTGTCGGTCATCAGGAAATGTGGGCGCAGGACAACCTCAAGGACTATCCGTATTTGCTGGTTAATCAACTTACGGGCGCGGATGGTAGCGCGCAGCCGTCTGGTCCGGTCGCGTACACAAAGCCGCCTAATGTGCCGCCAGCAATGGCGGCGTTGCTGCAAGTGACCGAAACTGACATGCAGGAAATTCTCGGCGCAAATCAAGAAGCCGAGAAAATGGTGTCAAACATTTCCGGAAAGGCTGTTGAAATGATCCAGCAGCGCCTGGACATGCAGACCTACATTTACATGAGTAATTTTGCCGTCGCTATGAAGCGCTGCGGCGAGATATGGCTATCCATTGCCCGTGAGATTTATACCGAGCGCGGTCGCAAGATGAAAGGCATGAACAACGAAGCCAAGCCGACGGCAATTGAACTTATGCGGCCTGTTGTTGGCGAGTCTGGCTCTGTCGAATACGAAAACGATCTTGCGTCTGCAAAACTGGATGCTAACGTAGAGGTGGGTCCGTCGTCGACAAGCCGCCGATCCGCAACTGTGCGCGCACTGACTGGGATGCTAGCGATTACAAGCGATCCCGAGACGCAACAAGTTTTGCAGGCGATGGCAATCATGAACATGGAGGGCGAAGGCATTTCGGACGTGCGCGAATTCTTCCGCCAGAAGCTGGTCCGCATCGGAGCGTTGAAGCCCAGCGAGGAAGAGGCAGCGCAGATGCAACAAGCCGCGCAACAGCCAGACCCGAATGAAATTTTCTTGCAGGCTGCGGCGGAAGAGGCGGTTGCCAAAGCCGCACAAGCGCGGGCAAACACTGTAAAAACGGTTGCGGATGCAGAACTGACGCGCGCTAAAACAGTCGAGACGCTCGCAAACATCAACGCCACGGAAAACGTAGAACAACAGGCGGCGAGTATGCCCAGTGCTGCCACGGCAAACATGGAGCCGCAAGCAGCAGCGATTGATAGTCAAAGCGCGATGATTCCAACAATGCAAACCGCAAAAGAGTTGCTAGAGTTGGAGGCTATGCAGATCGAAAACGAAATCAAGCGGCGCAAGCTCGAAGAGCAAGAGGCAAAGGTTTTTCAACTACAAGAACAAATTGTAGCCAGCCAAACCAACACGGCAGGCAATCAGGAAATGCTATCCGCAATTGATCGTGCGGTATCGGGCTTGGCGGATGCCGTCGGAAAAATGAATAGCGTGATGAGAGAAAATGCAGACCGCGCAATCGCGGCAATCTCGCGGCCCAAGCGTCTTGTACGAGAGCGCGGGCGAATCTCGCGCATTGAAAGCGAATAAAAGGACGATCTAAATGGCAATTCAACTTTCCGTTGGCGTCCGAAATGCGCGCCTCGATCAAATTGAAACCACGATTGGAACATCTGCTGTCATACGAATTTTTACGGGCTCGCCTCCAGCAAGTTGCGCATCCGCAGACACCGGGACGATTTTGGCAACGGTCAATTGCCCGTCCGACTGGATGGCAGCTGCATCCAGCGGCAGCAAATCTAAGTCCGGCACGTGGGAAGACCTGAGCGCGGACAACACCGGGACGGCAGGTCATTTT